GGACTGACCAACATCACCCAGACGACCAAGGACAGTCATCTTGTAGTTAATGTCGTCGATGATAGCCTTGTTCTCTTCGGTGAACATACGAAGCTTATCGCCGGGAGTAAGAGGACGACGAGCAACACCAACGGTAGCCCCTTGGAGAGGTGCTGCTTGATCCGTAGCGGAAATAACAACCTGACCATTCTCGCTGATACTGATGTTCACACCGTTAGGTGCTGCGGCATCACGCAGGTTACCAAGGTCGAGCATAATGTCCGACGACATAAAGCTTGAGGTTTCAGTGGCGAAGTTAGTATCGGTTGCAGAACGACGTACGATAGCCTCAGCAGGGACTTCGAAGTTCTGACGCCATGCAGCACGGTTCCAACGGGTAGGCCCTTCGGTACGCTGCAGTTCACGGTGAGACTTGAAGGCACCTTCTAGGGCGACAGAAATCTCAACGTCCTTCTGGTCCTGCGTAACTTCCTCGTAAGTACGAGCAATAGTCGATTGCCCAGACATAACACGGACAAGCTCAGTGAAGGCATAACGCGCATCAATGAGGTCTTTCTTCGAGGCTTCTTGGAGAGCACGGTTGGCTTCCTCTAGACGGCCAGCCATAAGCTCTTCGTTGAACTTACCTACTGGACCAGAGAGGGACGCCATAAGCTGAGCAGATAGGGCGGGGTTAGAACCAGAAAGTTTAGCGAAAAGGGAGAGATACTGAGTGGGGACACCCGCGTCAGCCATAGCGATGAACGCCTCACCCTCAAGACGCTTTTGGATCGTAGCGGGGTCAACCTCATTTGTAGCCCACGTAAGGGTGGTGTCGTAAGTATTAAATACCGACTTATTCCACCCTTCAGGAGCGACACCAAGACTGTTAGCATCAATGCCAGTTTTCGCTGAGATGTCCTTACGGAATTTAGTCTCAAGAGCACCACGGGCAATATTGGCGACAGAAAGAATGTTACGCTGGTTAACAGTAGTGCCACGGAGTTCAGGGATAAGCTGGGTGATACCTGTGTCGTCAAGATTGAAGGAAGCCGTAGGGTCAGCAGAGATAGCAAGACTAAGTTGCTCAAAGCCACGTGCGAAGATATCTGCCTCAGTCTTGGCCGACGGGACGTTAATGTTCCAAGCCCTTGCCGACAAAGTATCGTAAGCGCCTTGAGTCTCTACCTCCATTTTGATAGCAGCATTCTCCGCCCTTAGGGCTTGCCACTCAGCCTTCTTATTGGAGAGAAAAGCTGCACCCTCTTCCTCATTGGCGAACTCTTGTGCTTTAGCGTTAGCGTAAACACCCTCAGGAGAAGTCAACCAAGCTTCATCGTTAGCTTTCTGGACACTCTGTGTCGTCGTCAAAGCATTTTCAGCGGCAGCATACTCTTCGTTAAGGCTCGATTTAGCAACAGAAATAGCTTCGGTCGCAAACTCTGGGTAGGCTTTAACGAAGCCTTGAATCTCGCCCATACGGGCATCCCCTAGGCTCCAGTTCGGATTCCCAAGACGCTCACCGTACTCACGGACACGTTCCCCGAAGAGTTCGTTCTGAGTAGGTCCACGTTGCTGCCTAGGGTCCGTAAGGAACAAGCTAGAGAGGCTAGCAAGACCTTCCGCCACAGGAGCACCACCCTGTCCCTGAGGGATAATGGGGTCCATAGGGTTAACTTCTTGTTGAACAGGCGAAAAGATAGCCATCTATAGTGTCCTTGTCAGTTATTCAGCAAAGCCGGACTCACTACGAAGAGCCTGCAGCATCAGATCATCAGTAATGGGGGAGCCTTTGGGGGTGAAGACTAGTCGGTTAACTCGGGCTTGCTCAGCCGGAGACATCGACGAATACTTCATAGCGATAATTTTAGCATAGTTTTGAGCTTCTGTAAAGTCCCCACGACGGAAAGCCTCAGCGTAGCTGTTCATAGCCCGTTGAATGCTCTTAGCCGATTGCTTGTCGAAGAACTTGTCGTAACCCTTGAAGGTGTTGAACTTCCAAGCCTCTTCGATACGCTCCACGGGAACACCAAAGGCGACGAAGATAGACTCAGTTGGGTCGTCAATACGGTCGAGGAAGGCGTTATCTCTCGTAAGGACTTCACCATACTTGAAAGCAGTGTAGGCATTATAGGCTTGGTTAGCTGACGAGAACATACGAGCAAAGCGCAGGAGATCATCTTTAGTGGGGTTATTAACCTCAGCACCAGAGAAGGCACCTGCAAGGTTCTTAAGCACTGAGAAACCTGTGGTAGTAGCCTGCCAGCCAACCTCAATGGACGGACCACCCAAGAACTCAATAAGGTTCTTCTCCGCTGCGTCCTGCATAAGCATAAAGATACCGTCGCTGTTGCTCAGGCGGGACGACAAAGAAGACTCAACACCAGTAAGCTCAGTCAGAAGGGTATCGACCAAGCCCTTACGGAGAGCACGGTAGACATCAGGGTCCATTTCGGTACCCATGTAGTGACGATAGGCATCCATAGCGAAGCCCACTGCACCCCAAGCAGAGGCACCGAAGAGAGCCGTATGGGTCACTGCCAGACGATAACGTTCAGCATCCGTGAGAACCTTACGCCCCTTACCACCGAAGGTACCCGAGAAGATAGCTTCGTTCACACGGAACATGTAGGACATAAACTGTGTCGTCGGGAGTTTTTCAACTGGGGTACGAGAAGCACCCGTCATACCTTGAGTAAGGATATCCTGACGGTTAGTGATCCAACGACGACCAGCTTGGCTGTTAGGAATAGCACCGGGGAACTTCTGCAGGTACTCAATGTAAGCAGTCGAGTAGGCAGAGATACGAGCGATAAGTTCGCCTTCGTTAAAGAAGAGACGACCAGCACTACGTACAGCCCCTACGCCTTCACCGACAGCACCAAGGATGCGGGAGTGTTGGTCAGCGTCAGAGCCAAACTCAGCAAGGCTCACACCTACGGTACCCCGTCCGCTGCTTCTGAACATGTCAACCATCTCGAAGAACTGGTCAGCATTCAGACCCGAGATAGGCTGTAGCAAGTCGCCTACACGACGGATAACCGCTTCATTGCCGTTAGCGATAGCAAAGCGTACGGGACCGTAGAGGGCGACACCCTTAACACCCGACATGCCACCGACAGCCATGATGTTGAAGGCTTGGGAACCCTGAACGTAATACTGCGCCGGGTTGAACATACCCAACTTTGCGTCGAACACAAAACCACGCAGAGCCGTAAAGGGGTTGTTAGAGTAGATGTTAGCGAAAAAGTCAGCAGACTTACCAAACTTCTTGTCGTAGAGGAAGTCCGAGACGTTACGCATGGTGGCCTCCCACATAGCGTCACCAAGGCCCGTCTGGTCCATACGGAAGAGAATCTTCTTCTGCTCAAGAGCCAGCTTACGACCAATGCTTGTCGTCGTACTAATCTCAGCCGTACGGAGCTTCTGCTTAAGAGAAAGGTTCTTAAGATCAGCCGTATTGGCCAGAACGTTCTGTTCGATAGCAGCCTTAAGGAAGCCATTGATCGACGCAGACATGTAGGCACGTTCACTCTGGGCTGCTACACCACGAGCGAGAGAGCTTTCGATAGCTGCACGAGAGCCGTAGGTCCGATTGGTGATACCACCGTAGCCCATCACGAGCTTGTCCCTACGAGCACGAGGGTTCATAATGGTCATGTCGATAGCTTGGCTATATCGCATACCACCGTAGCCAGAGATAGACGAGTCGATAAGAGCCTCACCATCACTAACGAAGTCAAATTTAGTGCGAAGATCGACACCAGCCTCGTCGGCCCAATCAAGGAACTTCTCGACGTTGTACGCTCCGGTATACCATTCCAAGTTATTAGCGATCACACCGTTAACGTCAGGGTCATTCACCAAGGAACGAGCAGCAAGACGGAAATCATCAGCGGTAGCATAGTTGCCAGTGATCTTAGCCTTGATTGCGTCGATAACGTTATTGATCTGGGTCTTAGCTTTCAGAGCCTGTTCTTCCGTACGGACACCCATCACGGTAAGAGGCGACACCTTCACTTCGGTACCGTCTGCAAAACGTTTGGTACGCTCTTGTTTGACGTAGTATTGAATGTCGAACTTACGGTAGTCACGAGGACCACCAGCGTTACGTACGAGAACGTCAGAGTGGTACAGACGACGAGTAACTACATTCTTCCCGGTCTTGTACAGAACGTCCCCATTGAACGCTTGGTGCGAGGGATCGTAGTTACGGTACACGACAGTACCCTGAGGCAACTGTGCGGGGTCGACAAGAGATTGGCTGTCTTCATCCCAGATACGAGCGTTAGCAGGAACGTCTTCTGCCTTTGTCGGAACCATACGGTGGCCCGAAGTATTGTCGACGACAACCCCATCTGCTACTTGACGTTTGAACAGACCGTCAGCCTTGAACATTGCGTCAGCGTCAAGAGCTTCTTGGTAAGCCAAGTACATGGCCCTCTGGGCGTCGGTAGCAGGTTTCTTGTACTTAGACAGAAACTCTACTTCAAACTCTTTCTCACTCAAGGCAGTCCGACGAGTAGCCAAAGAACCATCGCGCATTTCATCGAAGATACCAAAGACTTCACGCTGTTCGCCACGGCTGTTGAACTTACGAACCTGTTTAAGAGTATCTTGAACGCTAACACGCCAGACCTCACGAGCAGCCTCACCTTCCTTAAGGATAGCGTTCAGACGAGGGGTGGTCTGAGCCAGAGGGGAGCCTAAATAGTCGACAAGAAGACCTTCACCAAGATCATCAACCTCAGTCGACGTATAGAGTTGGAGGTTCGACAGATTAAGGTCTTTAGAGTCGATAGGAATGTTGTTCGTCTTCATGACACGCCAAGAGTTAGGGATGTCACCGGGAACAACTTCAGCACCCAACTGATTAGCAAGGTTCTCTGCCGCTCTACGTCCGTTATTACCACGGAATAGATCACCACTCTGGGTGCCGTAGAATTGCTGGAAGTAAAGGTTTTCAGTTTCGTCCTTCACAAGGTCAGCGTCAAGGAATCGGGTGTTACCTAAATCAACAGCATCCTGACGGGCAGAGGCTACAAGTTTGTCCTTGAAGGTAGTCAGAGTTGCGTCGTCAATAGCCCCTCCAGACAGGCTAGTATAGCGCAAACCAGAACGGTAAGCTTGGCTCTCAAGCTCAAAGTTACGTACGTTAATAGCTGAAGTGTGCGACCACAGTTCAGCACGAGAGGTAGTAGGAACCGTGAAGGATGGGCTTACGTGGTTACCGTAGACGACAGAAGGGTTAACAGGGTTGTCCATAATACGGACTTCCGTGAGAATCTTACCAACCTTAACTGGGTCGTTAGTCTTGAAGCCAACCAGACGTGCAGCATCAGTGGCAATACTCTGGGCCACACCGAAAGCACCACGACCAAGGACACCAGAGGTAAGGGCAGTTGTCGTTGCCAGAGCCTTAGCCTGACGGACAGTGGTAGCCCCTTTGAATGCAGCGCCTGCACCAGCCGTAAGAGTGTCCAGAGCACCAAACAACTCTTGGGTCTTAGCAATGCTGCTTTCGGAACCTGCGGCTGCAACAGCAAGGGCGTCTTGAAGGTAGAAGCGGTTCTCTTCCGTAAACAAACCTTGGTCAGACATTTCCGTAAGCAGGTTATTCATCTGCAGTTCAAAGTCTGCGTCGTCCATGTTAGAGTAGATAAGCTCAGCGTACTTGTCAGCGTACTCTTGGTTCTTCTTAGCCACGAACAAGTTCTGAGGGGACGACAAGAAGAAGTCTACGAAGTCAAAGTTGGTGTAGAAGCTTTCGTCGGAAGCACTAGCAATACGCTTCTGAACGATGTCGTTAGTTTGCAATACACGTTTGATCCTACGGACAGAGTAGTCACGCAGGGTAGGGTCTTGAGACGAGAGCATCGCCACGACAGACGGAGGTACAAAACGACGAACAGACTCAATGCTTTGGAGTTCTTCCTGCAGAGCCGTAATCTGCCCTTGAGTATCTTCCTCAGGGTTTGCGATAGCTTGGACGACAATAGCCTGTTTGTTAGAGTCGGTCTTAGCGTCAGCAGTCTGGTCGAGAGCCACTGTTGCTTGACTTTCCACCATAGGACGAATAGCCTCTACTCCTGTGTCGAAGAGAGAACTAAAGAGATAGGTTTCAGCCCGCTTTTGCTTCTCGGACTTGATGGTCGTAAAGTTGAGGGGAGGGCCAAACTCTTTAGGCTTCTCCACGCTGGTTTCAGGCTGAGGACCAAACTCTTTAGGTGTCGTCGTGATTGCCATTGTATTAGCCGCCAAACATATTCTGGAGACGAGCAGGGCCGTTGAAGGCTTGGAAAATGCTACCACCGATTTGAGCAACAGAACCAAACATACTAGCCTGTTGGTTAAACTGAGACGCCCGAATACCAAGGTCCGTAATGTTTGAAGACAAACCAGAGAGTTGAGTACCGAACCCTAAGTTGGAGCCTACCTGAGAACCGATAGAGGCTACTCCGCCACCAGACACAGAGGAGCCAGCAACACCAGCAGCTTGCGCTGAGGCAAGACCTTGAGAGCGTCTAATCTGCCCTTCGCGGATAGCTGAACGCTGCTCTCTTTTGTAGACAATCTCTTGCTGCTTTTTCTGTTCTTCTGCAATCTTAACTTGAGTATCAGCAGCTTTTTTAGAAGCTTTAGCAGCCTTTGCAGTCCCGACAACAGCGGCCCCTGCACCTGCGACAGCAGCGATAGCTCCGACAATAGCCATTTATTCCCCCAGATACTTAGCGTAGACACGTTCCTTCAAAGAGAACCCAATCCTTTCAAGGAGAGAGTCGAAGGGTTTGTGTACTTTCGTGTTGATGGTTAACACAGACACACCTAGTCTTTTAAGGTCATGTTCTGCATACTTGATTAAACGAACACCAACCATACCTTTGCGGTACTCAGGTGCTAGATAGATGATGTCGTTAGCTGCGAAGATATGGTCTTTGTAGTGGATGTGCTTTTCAGCGATAACGACAAAGTACCCAACAAGCTTTTTGTCGCTACGTGCCGTGTAGATACCTAAGCTCCCAGCAGCCTCAAGAACCTCGTAGATTTCCCAATCAGGGTTGAGTTTGATCTTGTCCCTGTTTACCGCAATCTCTTCCCAGTGTCTTTCCAGTAAAGGTACGATTTCGTTACGTACGGAAGCTAGGCTTTCCCTTTGAAACTTAATATCGTTGGTTGACTGCATTGATTACACCGTATCCGAGAAGAAGGAAATCCTTGCCTTGCTCACTCTCAAACCGAAGACGTACAGAACGACCACGGCCACGGAGCTTAAGGCGGCTAGAGATAACTGTATCTGGATAGCCAAAGTCTGTCAAGTCGCCGGGGTTAACGATAGGCGTCTGTTTGTAGCGGTAGGCTTGCTGAGACACACTAGACGCCGTGGTGCTGAAATCCCAGTATGACGACACAAGAAGAGAGGAGGGGCGGATAGGTTCATACCCTGACTCTGTAGATTCCCAACCCTCTTCCGTGACCCGCATGTATGTCACAATGTAGGGAGAGTTCTTTTGGCGAACAACGTCAGAGATAAAGTCGTAACCAGCCTCAGCAAACGACAAGTAATTGGTCGTACCCCAATCAAGGAAACTCTTACCAGAGAAGGTACCCATCGTAAGTTTACCCGTAGCACCGTCACGGATCAAGAGAACGAGGGATGGGTCACCTGTAGCGAAGTCCGAGAACTGGGTCGACACAACGTCATCAGAATCTTGAACCACGTCGTCGCCAGTGGAAAGAACAACGTCAAGAACAAGCTCGTCAGAACCGTAGCCCGAGTACACCGCAAGACCCATGATGTAGTCCGTCGAGGATGCCTCGTCAGAAACCTTCCAAGGGTAGAACGCACCCAAGGGGATATCATGGATCAGGAAGTTGTTCAGCTTGTTAGCGTTAGTCTCTGTGGTGTTAGGGTAGGCCCAGTAGATTTTCTTATTCAGTCGGTCGTACGTAGCCTGAACGAGGGAACGAGCGTTAGAGCCAATATCGTCCCAGAAGGTCTGGATCGTAGGCAGGCTGATGTTCTGCTCCGTAGGGTTACCGCTTACTTCATCAAACTGAAGAGTATGGATACCCGTCTTGGACCACCAGAACGGTACACCCTCAGCCTCAACAAAAGACTCAGCCGTAAGCATCCCGGTATACGATACACGACGCAGGGAGTACTCAGTGGCACGGAAGACGTTATCGACACCATTGATCGACCACACACCGTTCTCAGCGAAGATAAACAGGGTTGCCCCGAAGGCGTAGAGGTACTGAATATTCACGGCATCAGGGATACGGACGACACCACCATCGGTGTCTAGCAGATCACTGAAGTCTTCTGAGGTGGGGTCGTTAACTTGGAAGCATTCACCAAGCTCACTCAAAGTTTCAATCTGGCGAGAAAAGAGAATGACACCTGTGTTCTTAGCCGACTCAAGGCCAGCGTAGAAGATACGGCCAGCAAAAGATTCGACAGACTTGAAGCGAGAGGTTTCAATATCTGTGGTGATGCCTGCGATGCCTGAGGCTGCACTACGATCCTTGTTGAAGAAGTTAAGGATAAACGTTCCGTTACCAATAAGGCTGGTACCAGAGAAAATATTCTGCCACTCTGTCTTCGAGAAAACACCCGAGGCGTCTTTACCTGCGTACCACGGAAGGGTCAGCGGAGGGTAAGCACCGTACGCAACTCGGGCTGCAGTACCTTTAGTACCCGACCAACCAGCGTTAGCAGTATCATACTTCCGTGCAGTCGACGCAGAGGCGTTAGAGATTTCAGTAGTGTAAGTGCTTTTGTCGCCCAACCATTCAAAATCACGAATACGAAAACTGATCTGGGTTGTCGTCAGAGCACCAGTGGAATTGTTACGTTGAATGTAGATCGTGTTGATAGCCGGGGAGGAGACGACAAGAGCACCATTGATGGATGCAAACTGACAGTTAGCGTTAGCAGCGCCGACACCACCTGCGACTTCGTAGGACGACAAATTAACAGTCTGGGTAATCTCGTGAGACGAGTAAGGAAGGTCCGTCTTGTTGTAAAAACGGAGCGTAGAGCCAACCTGCAAGACAAGAAATTCAAGACCTGACTGACCCCCTACGTTCTCCCACTTACCCGTATGAAATCGAGTAGAGGTGCTTACGGTAAACGACGAAAGAGTGTTGCTATCTTCTACTTTAGCTGCAAGCCTACGACGACGTGAACCATCCCGACGCAGATCACAGTTAAGTTCGTCGACAGAGGCATCAGCCGGAAACGTAAGCTCGGTACGCTCGGTAATAAGACCCTTTACGAAAGTGTTAACTACCTTCTGAGACAGACTTTGGGACATCTTTTAACGCTTTCCGTTCTTCTCGTTCTTTGGCGAAGTTCTCACGACGCGCACCGATAGTCTCTTTCATGTTTCGAACATAGTGCTCGACAGCTTCCTTAGCCTTGGGGATAGAAGAGTAGCTCCCCTTTAGCTCCATGGGCATTACCCCTTTGTCGGTCACAATCTCGAAGAAGATAAATCCGCTACGGTCTTTCTGGATCGTCAGGGTCGTAAGCATCTTTTCAGGGCAACGACAAATACAGATTTGCTTCTCAGGGTATTCTTCAAACTCTACCAATTCAATTCCTGCCGTAGTGGTTGCGTACGTTAGGGCGTTTAGTGCGATACATGTCATTCTGAACGTAAGATTTCAAACGACGAGCAGCTTGCTCCACCTTAGGGTCCGACCCAGACTTGAAGAGGGAGAAGCAAGTAGACTTAGCCTCAGCCAGAAGGTAAGGCAGCATGGTGTCGTCAAGATCAGGGGTGAAGCTATCAGCGATGGTAAACGTAGGATAAACCGTACCGTAGGCCCGAGTCTTAGACGCCTGCAGGATGCTCTCTACAGAAGAGTCGTAGGCATTCATCACGATGTGCAGGTCATCAAACGAGGTGTAGTACGTAGGCATCCTGTCTTTGAAGATAACCAACGAAGTGGACGCTGTAGCATCTGGGACGACAAGAGTGCTGTCGGGGTTATTATACGGCATCCGCTTGAGGAAGTCCAGAGGCTCAACGAAGTGAATCTCTTGGTAGTTAACGCCACCCTCTGTGTCGATGTTGTACGACAAGTCCACGATGTCACGGGTATTCGTAGGGTACTGGAAATGGGTAGGACGTACGGACGACGACAAAGAAGTGAGTTTGAGAAGCTGCTGATGTTCAGGGATGTTACGTGCAGCAATGATGTTGTAGTACACGTCCTCAATGACTGAGGCAATCTGCTGAGCTTCTACGGTGTCGCTGATGGAGTTTACAGCTTCAGAGTCCATATCCGAAAGGATCGAACTCACCATCTCCAAGAGTGTCTTCTTCATTACGCTGCAATCCCAAAGATACGGAGGTAGCCAGAAGCGAAGTTAATGGTAGCCGAAGAGTTAGCCTTGATAAAAATCTCAATGTAGTCATTGGTTGCTAGGGTGGTGTCGAAGCTAAAGGAGATCGTATGCCACGCACCAGAGTCAGCGGTAGAAATAACACGGCTACCGACAAGCTCAGTACCGTTCTTATAAAGAACCATCTCCACCTGACGTGCAGTACCCGAGGCTTGCTGAATAGAGAAGGCTGCGTCAATAGAACCATTAATCGTCTCAGTGCCATCGTAGCGTACACGAGCGTTAGGGGACGACAACCCTGTAAAGCCGTTATTGACTGATACACTAAACGTAGGGTTCAGAACGGTGTCGGAGGTCGTAACGGAGTGAGCGTACGGGCTACTAGTGGAGAACGTAAGGTACCCACCGAAGATACGACTATTCTCCACCCAATCCCCACTACCAGCACCATCAGCTACGTAGATTTGACCTGCCAGAGCAGTAGAGACACCCTTAGGTTCGTGGAGGTAAGGGTCAGTCAGAGTGTTGTGGTTTACGTTAGCCATACGGAGAGTCCTTAAGCTGTATCATCTTACAGACGAGTCAGTCTGACGTTAGAAGCTATAGAGATATACAGTATATGTCCATTGGGAAGCACTTAAGCTTATTATACACTGTTTTGAGAATCTGTCAAGTACAATCGTAACAGACCGTCAAAGTAGTGTGGGGTGTCACATTTAAGCAACACCCCTAGGGTCAAGCTTACTCGACCTTGATGTACTCAACGATCAACACAGCCGAGCCAGCGGTGAACGCAGCCGTACCGTACAGAGCGCCAATGTAGACCGGGGCCGAACCCACGGTAACGACACCAGAGACCTGAGCACCGTCACACTGCACCACGTCACCGTCTGCGTCGATAGCAGTCAGAGCGATAGCAGCATCAATGCCGTCAGCATCCACAGCGGTACCAGCAGCGTTGTAAGTACCAATGGTCAACGTAGCCGAGCCACCCGAGGTAGCAGCGTCAGTGATAACCAGATCGGCATTCACGATGATAGCACCAGCCGGGATCATAGCTTCCAGCGGGTCGATGTTCGAGGAACCAAACGACGAACCAAGAGCAGCCAGCGACAGCTTCTTGGTGATGACCTGACGAGCACCACGAGCGGTGACGCCTTCGTCGTTAACAGCACCCTGAGCACCATCGGTCAGGACAAAGAGACCGTCAGCGTTAGTGTAAGACATGTTATATCCCTCCTAATTACACGTTGGTTTTCGTGATAACACGAACCATGTTCTCGGGACGGTACAGCTTAACACCGTAACGAGCAGTCGTAACATACTCATGACGCTGGAAGTCTTTGTTGTACTCGTAGTCCACTTCCGGCATCTGACGCCATGCACCGACAAAAGCCTGAGCAGCGGGAGCAGCCGAGAAGAACAGGTTAACCTTACCGTTGTTGGTACCGAAGTCAACGTTACCGGGCGAAGCAGCTTTGTTGGTCAGAGCCGAATCGGTTGCGGTAGCAAGGTAGTTCGAGGTATACACGTCGAAGCCGTACACGTTCTTCACGAAGCGCATACCAGTAGCGATGCCATCAGCGACAACGCCTTCCCAACGCGGGTTATCCGAGACCGACACAAGGTTGGTCAGGGTGTTGATCGTGTATTCGACCGACGGGTCAACGACAGCGATCAGGTTGGTGTCGGGAACGTTAGCCTTCTTGAGAGCGTAACGAGCACGAGCAAAGTCAGCAACTGCGATCACAGCGCCAGTACCCGAACCAGCCCAACGGTGGCCAACGCCATCAATTGCAGCTTCCGAGTTAGCCGACACACCAGCTTCAGGCGCAGCAAACGTGGTGGCTTCGAAGTGAGCCATGATGGCCCGCTCTTGTTCCGGCACGAAGCGCGACATCAGTTCAGCCGAGTAGAACGAATCTTGCTCTGCTTTCTTGGTGATGTAGGTAGCCGACGACAGGTACTTGTCAACGGTGAAGGTGAACTCACCAGTGTCCATCGGACGGTAAACAACGGCAGTATCTTCTGCGTAGTTGTCGACCTGAGCTTGGCCAATCGACGGGATCGTGAACTGGTCACCGTCAGGGAAACCTTCAAGCATACGCACGTAGCGTTGTGCCATCATTTCGTCGCGCAGAATTTCCTTAAGCTCCGAAGACCATACTTCCGAGCGAGTAAGGAGACTCATGTTGGCAGTAGTCATAGCCATTTTAGTCTTCTCCTAGTTTATGGTTTCCACTTATTCCCAAGACGAGCAGCATCATCCATCATCTGTCGTTGAACCTTGGGAGTATAGTAGAGGGATTTACTTTCCCGACGAAGCTTCTGGTAGTAATCGAAGTTCCGCTCCGTCGAAGCTTGCATGTTGACCCCTTCCGTGCGAACCGTCCCCGACACAATAGGTTGGAAGGATTTCTTCGGTTCACCAATCAGGTTAAAGAAGGCGTTAGGGGACTCAGACGCTAGTTCCTGTAGACGCTGAACAGTCAAGCCAAGTTCTTGGGCTTTCTTCTGGACAACGGCAGGGGCCTCAGTGCCGTAGGTCTTCTCAAGTTCCTGATCGACAAGAGCGAGGTTCTGCTTTACAGTATTATCTCGGTCTCGTGCAGTCAGAGTTTTCTCAACAAGGCTCTTTAGGATATCCTCACTCACTTGCGGCGGGGTATTGCCATCAGTATTAGTGCCACCGTTATTATTGTTGTTAGCCGCTGCAGGTTTCACGTTGGTGGGCGACATGGCCTTGGTCTGCAGTTCTTCGAGTAGAGTCTTGGCGTAGTCCTGTTTCTGGAGGTCTTCACGCATCTGCGTAAGTTGATCCTCTAGATTTTTAATGTAGCCATCAGCTTCAAGTTTGCCTTTGGCTAGCACTTCAGGGTCTTTCCAGTTCTCTCCCTTAGTGGCGACGAGCTTTGCCAGATATGACTCCTGTTGTTCAGTTGTCGTCTGTGATGCTTGGCTCTCTTGACTCTGCCCAGATGGTTGCTGAGCTTGGTCGAACACGTTTGTCAAATTGTTAGTCCTTGTGGTTAAGGTCGATTAAGTTGAGTAGATCGTCGAGAACAGCGTTATATTCATTCACGGCGATCTGTTTGTATTCCCAACCGGGGGAATAATCCCGAACAGCTTCCTTACGGACATAGTGCTGCTCTAGAATTTCACGTAGGTCGTCGAAGGCATTACGGTACGACAACACTTCTTGTTTGCGTTGGTTCCGATCAGAGTCCTTGACGCCTCTAAGCCATACAGCCTGCATTAAGCACCTAGTTCTTGAGCAAGCATAAGTTGCTCTTGGTTCTGCATTTCAGCTTCCTGAACGGCCTGTTGAGTCTCAAGCTGTTCCATAACGCTAATGTTCTCGCCGTAGAGTTTAGGCTCACCAAGTTCTTCCGACATGATACGAGCAAACTCTTTACCCGAGAGGTGAACGGAGACACTTGGGTCGGCAAGCTTAAGCTGGTAAAGCTGCGTAAGGTTCTGTACCCGACGAGCACGTTCAGCAAAGTGACGAGCACCGATAGCACTGATCTTACCGCTACCAATGATGTCGGTCTTGGTGATGTTACGGAAGAACGTATTCCCCGTGGTAGGATCAACCATCGACAAAGATTCAGTAGACGACAGATTACGACGACCACATTCCAACATAGCGTTCAGGATAGGCTCAAGGAACGTACGCTCAAAGTGGGCAGTCTTATGTTCAAAGATACGCGAGGCTGAGTTCTGCAGGCTCTGGACTTCAAAAGCAGTCTTCTCACCGGGCGTACGGATACCCATAGCCTGACGAGGAGCACCAGCCATCTCCTCCATCTTGTTCTCAAGGAGTTGGATTTGGAGGTCAGCTTGAAGGGCAGTACCATCAGGCTGCAGGTAGCCTACGTCGCCTTCTTCACCAAGGTAAATACGAGCACCCGGTGCAAAGTCAAAGTCCTCTACGTCCCCACGAATCTTCATCACAGGGTAGGCAATCTGGTCGAATACGTCAGCCTTAAGGTTCTCAAGGTGGTCGATACGATACTGCATACCGACGAGGTTATCCAACGGACCCATAGCGTACAGGTTATCAGGACGAGGACGCCAGCCAGCCATAAAGATAGGCGCATGGCCCAGCCACGAGGGGTTCTCTTCATTGTCCAGAACGTAAGCACGGTCGACAACAGTGATAATACGATCCGAGTGGAGTTTGTTGTCGTTATAGTCGAAGATGTCCCCGTAGAACGTAAGAATCTCAACGTAGTCCGACTCATAGTACTGTTGGATCGACGTAAAGCCATCAGCAATAAAACCGTCAGCTTTGTTATACGCAGAGTCAGCCGAACGGATAGAGGCCCGTGCGTACATCATCTTGTCGATAATACCCTGCCAATGAGCCTTAGACGGGTCTTTGTCGATCATCCGTTTGATCTCACCGAGGGTAAGAATGTTCTTGATGATCTTAGGCGTCTTGTAGAAGTCAGATGCAGTAGGGTTAAATACGATGTCGTAAGGAGAAATACGGACCAGACGAGGGCCTTCGTAAGAAACGGCGACAGAACCATCCTGCTTAATGTTGGAGGTGTTCTCGTAGACCACAGTAGCAAAGCAGTTGCCGTACTGAATCCAATCGTAAAGGAGATTAGAAGCGGTGTTCACAAAGTCAGACTGACGGACCTTATTGTCCATGTACGCCTGAATGGACTCAATCTTGTCCTTCTTGTTGCTCTTGCTGTCAGAAGGTTCGAAACGCATCCACTTCTGCTGAGGGAACAGAGTAGCAAAGTAGTTCGCATGGAGGTTGTCCATGATCTGCGTCAGCTTAGGGGTCGTCGTAGAGTTCGACCACGGAAGGGCAGCATTCTTCGTCGTACGAGTGTCCGTAGCGTAGAGGTAGTTACGGAGTTCTTTCTTTTCGACAAGCCACTTGTCACGCAGAGTATTCCACTCGACCCAACGATTAGCGATCTCGACAGCGAGAGTATCGGGGTTAAGCAGGTGCTCAAGTTCGATGGTAGTTCCGGCCATTATGCACTGCCTCTAAATCGTGAGTTAGCCCAGACGATATTGTTACTCTTGCTGCGCTGAACGTTCTTCATAGGTTTCACAGCCATGTCGACAGCAGAAGCTAGGGCGTCCTTAACGTCGTCGTGGGCTGGGTTACGGCTAGACAGTTCTTCCTCAAGGATTTGAGTATTACCGCCTCTGTAGTGCCAGATCGAAAGGTTGTCGTAACGAGGCTCAAGGACGGCTGCGATACGCTCTTCCTTACTGCCTTTATTCGGTCGGTACTCTTCGATGGAGATCGACAAACCATGTTGCTTGATGAGTTCTTTAAGCTGCTTCACAATAGCTACCTGAGCCACCGTGACTTCTGCCCTCATCTTCCTGAACGACCACTTATTACTAAGCTGTAGAATATGGTCGAAGTAGTCACTGATGCGATCCGTACGGAAGCGATCAATCTCTAAGACGTAGACGTTATTCTCACCATCGACACCGACGACAACCATAGCAGTGTAGTCAGCTTTCTTGCTAAGGCTAAACGCAAAGTCTACTGCACAGTAAACGTTCAGGCGGTGCGTCTTGTAGAACCAGTAACCATTATCAAGGTGGAGATGCTTACGGTCGTAGTACTGGAACTTGTCTGAGCCTACGGGTATGTTATCTGGGTCCGTAGGGTCGTTGTAGTACTGCGCCCTGAACTGTCCTTTGTCGAGGTACTGCCCACGCTTCTTAGCTAGAATCTGTTGGTCGAAACCAAACCACTTACCGTCTTTACGTTGCTGACGAGGCCACAGGAACTCACCCGTACCGTCGCCCCTATCTTCTACTGCACGTTCAAAGATTTCGTAGATGTTCTCTTCGCCAATCTTACCACCATCTTTGTCGTACTGATCCTCAATCATCTGCATCAAGTCGTTATACAGATCAATCGGA